GTTCTCGAAGCCACGGCTTATAGCCGCTGAGCCTAGTGAACATCAGTGGTGCCAGCAGAACATCTGGCACTACTTTTGTACTCGTGCGACACGCACTTGGATCTCGGAATTTGTCCTCTTTAGGGACCAATCCAGGAACCAGATGCTGTGCCGCCGAGCGTCAGTGGACCGCTCGTTAGCTACGATAGATTTATCGGAAGCTAGCGATAGGGTCACTTGCCACCTGGTGGGTCAGTTCTTTCGGAGCAATCCGAATTTACTGTATGCCCTTCAGGCGACACGAACCCGTCGAATTTCTCAAAACCTTAACCCAAAGGTAGAGAGAATTCTTCACTTGAAGAAATTTTCGACAATGGGTAGCGCTTGCACCTTTCCAGTCGAATCCTTGGTGTTTCTTGGGATTGCTATAGCCGCCGTTTTAACAAAACGAGAGCTAAAACCAACTTCAAGAACCATCCTCGGACTAGCCGGAGAGGTAGCAGTCTTTGGGGACGACATAGTCGTACCCACTGACAGTCGGCTCCTCTTTTCACAAGCACTTGAAATCTTAGATTTCAAAGTGAATCACAACAAGTCTTTCTGGACTGGGGAGTTCAGAGAGTCTTGCGGTGTCGACGCCTTTAGGGGCGTTGAGGTCACTCCAGTTTACTGGAAGGGCCCTTGTGAAGGGAACCCCGAATCGATAGTGAGAACCGTTGAGGTGAGCAACAACTTCTATGAAAAGTGGTTGTTGAACACAGCTCGGTACATCGCGTCGACCATCAAGGATATCCATATCCCTGTAATAGACATCGATTCGGGAGTCTGCGGTCTAAGATCCTTTGTTACTCCTGTACTCGGTTCCTTTCGGAACCGGTACAACGAGAATTTGCAAAGGGTCGAGGTCCTAGTGCCGGTGGTCAAGACCACTTGCGCGAAGACCGCGATTACAGACGACTCTGCACTGCTTCAGTATTTTACTGAAAAGCCTTCCCCTTCCACTCCGTGGAAGGGGGGGGTTACGCAGAGGCCCAGAGTGAAAATTCGCTCTGGGTGGGTACCCGTTGAGGAAGTCGTTAGGTAATTTACCTAACGACCCTCGTCGGGATAAGGATGACATCTCACACTGGGGGCCCCTAACAGGGCCCCAAAGAGCTTTAATGCCAC